TTTTTAACTATATATATATAAATATATGTCTCTATTTTTCATTTTTTTTGGTTACCGGGTTACTATTCCCATTTCTTCTATATTTGAAATGGTTACCTGCAAAGTTACTCGTGGTTACTAAGGTTACTATCCCCATTTTTTCACACTTTACTTAACTATTTTAAACTTAACAATCTTACAATTTTTAGTTTCTTGGCTAAAAGGATCTATTTTTATTTTCTTTTGTTCGTTGGTTGAAATAATGAATTCTTCTTCTATTAGTTGCTTTCTTAAAGTATTCATATCTAATAACTCAAGAGTAGAATTAGTTTTTCTTTTTTGCTCATCAATAGCTGTATAAAGAAGTTGAAATCTAGCCCAATGTTCCTTAGGAGTTGATACATAAAAACTTTCTAAATTTTCTATCCCTGCATCTTCAACTAATTTTAAGAGTTCAATAAAATTATCAGTAGTTGTATACTCTTTTGAAAAATCTGTATTTAAAAAACTTACAAAATTACTTATAATTTTCATATCTATCTTTAAAACTCTTGAGAGGGCTTTTAAACCTTTTAACAAACAATTTAGGTTATATAGTTGTCTTTCATCTTTTACTTTATCTAAAATCATACTGTCGGTAGCTATAACACCATTTTCAAGTCTATCTATTAGAGCAGTTTTACCAAGTTTTTCTAAAATGTCACTATTTTTAAGTTTCTTATAAATTTCAAAATCACCTTTATTTTTTTTGGTAAGACTTGTACTTATCATTCTGTTTTGAATACTTACATCACTTAATTTTGTTTCTCCTGAGATAATAAGTGGAGTACACAGATGGAACTCAGCTAATTTATTAGTTGTATTTCCCTGGTTAATAATTTTGTTATCATAAACAGATCTAATAGTTGAATATAAATCATTCATTTTCTCAAGTTGAAATTTACCAGTTATTTTAACCTCATCTATAGCCCAAGGTGTTATATTTGAGCAGCTACTAAAACTTCTTATTTGGTGATTAGATAAAGTTGATAAACTTTTTATATTTTCTCTTCCACCAAATAAAATTCTTGAAATAAACTCAACATATTCAGTTTTTCCTATGCTCGTTGTCCCAGAAACTTCTAGGATAGGATAAGTTCCTTGAGTATGAAATCTACCTAATGCCCAGCAGATTCCTAACAAAGATTGATTTACATCACTTCTCATATGAATTAAATTTTTTTCAAGCCATTCTTTATCTTCTGTTGTCAAGGCTCCTATTTCAGAAATTTTTGTAATTTTCAAATCTCTTTTATCACATACAACATCTGAATCTTCATCATAGTATTTATCGTTTCTTATTCCATAGTATTCTATTTCTTCAATATACTTTTCCTGATTTTCTTCTTTCAACCAATCTATAAATTTTGGAATAGTTGAAGGACTAGCTAAATACACTCCCATAGCTTCAGCTATCCCTTTTATAGATAAAAGATCAGATATTCTAGCTTTGAATTTTCTCTCTCTTCCATTATTTATAGCTTTACCTATTAAGAAATTTTCAGAAAAAGCTTCTACCTCAACTAAGAAATTACTAACTCTAACAGTTTCTTCTCCACCATAATAGTTATATCCACCATCATCAATTTTGAAATTTCTAAATCCTGTTTTTATTTGACTACATGATTCTAATAGATATTTATATACCTTATCTTTTCCATTTTTCACTAGAACTTCATTTACATCTTTTTTCTTGTAGAAATAAGTCTTATAAAGTGGAATTAATAAATCTCTTAATTCATGAACAATTCTTTTTCTTGCTTCTATTCCAGCTTCATCATCGTCTGTTGCGATGATAATTTTTTGAAATTTACTAAGCCAATTTTTTTGTGTTTTAATGCATTTGATATTTGTAGCTCCAGAAGGCAATGAAACAGTATTTTCTACTCCTGCTTCTAAAGCACTAAGTAAATCTATTTCACCTTCAACAATTACTAAATATTCAAAATCTGTTATATTTTGCCAATTTAAAAGATAGTCTAAATTACTACCTTTCTCACTCCATAGCTTTTTATCTAAACTTCTGTATTTAATACCAACAACTGTCTCTCCATTAGTAACAGGTATCATCATACTTTCATGAGTACCCATTCTATAAAGTTTATTGATATTATTTTCGTTTTCTATACCTCTACTTTTTAGATATTCAAGCCATTTTTTATTTAATTTTTTTGAGTTATATATTAAAGAAGAAAAATCATAAATTCTCTTTTCTTCTGTTTTTTCTTCTATTCCACTAATATTTAACTCTTTTTGTATCTCTGGAAATTCACTTATATGTCCACTTTTTCCAGTTGAGTGGCACATATACTTTCCACTATTTACATTTACAGAAAAACAAGGATTATCTTTTTTAACTTTTTGGCAGACTGGACAGTAATCCAGTCTTGCCTCATCTCCATAATGCTTTATTTTCATTTTGATTCCCCTCCGTTAAAACGGGAATTCTTCAGGTAATTCCTCATTCTTTTCTTCTGTGTTTTCTTCAGTATGATTATTGCTTGGTTTCTCAATAGGAGCTGCACTTTCAAATTTCTTTCTAAATCTTTCATAAATTTCAGGATTCTTTTTATTTTGAATTTCATCAGCAGTTTTCTTACTTTTAATATCATAATATCCTATGATGTTATATCTTAAAAACTCTCCATTTAAACTAACTTCTACTATCACACCAATTTTTTTATCCGCAAGTGCAGGGATAAAAACTTTGTTTGGACTTTCTATTGGGACTAAGTCTTTGTTCTTTAATTTACATAAGTAAGTTAATTTATTTAATTTTTTTCTAGCATATTCATTTTCAGTTCCATCAGCTTTTCTAAAAAATTCAACTGGATAAAAATATTGTTCTTCATCAGTTTTTAAAACTAACTTAAGCCCTTGAGATTGAGATCCATTCTTTCCACTTATTATTAAAGCTTCCTCAATAGTGCAGTTATAAACTCCACTCTTATTTACTGTTTTACTACCTTCTTTAGTTTCTTCTCTTAAATCTTCTTCGTTTTCTGTCCATAAATTCATCATATTTATTTCCTCCTGTTATTAATTAAAATATTCATTTGATTTTTGTATTACATAGTTTAAGTCATTAGGAATTCTTAATTCATCAAACATTCCTTTTGGACTTTTACAAGTATCATTGCCATTGTTTTGAGTTCTAAAATAATAAATTCCATCTTCAATTTCTGTTGCTAAAACTATAGTGAATCTACCTTCCAATCCAACCTTATCATCAATTAATTTTCCTATAGTCTTTGCTTTTTTTCTTCCATCATCTGTAACTTCTATGTGCTGTAAAAAGATTACATTTATGTCTTCTCTCATAGAATTAGCTTTATCAACTAAGTTATAGAAATTTTGTCCTATCTCGGTAAATTTTTCATAACCTTTTTCTTTAGCTCTTCTCATATATTCATTTGCCATGATATATTGAGAATCATCTATGATAATATTTTTAATTTCTTTTTCTTTATCTAAAGTACTTAAGATTTTCATAATTATTTCAGGTCTATCACTTATAAATCTATTACCTTTTGGATTTTCTTTGCTTCTTAAAGAATATCTTTTTTTAAAACTTTTGAATGGTAAAGGTTTATCAACAGCTTGAATAATAAAAGTTTCTTTCTCGTTTAAGTTTTCAATGCTTGTAGATTTACCTGTTCCACTTTCTCCAAGAACCATTATCATGTTTGCCATATTTATCACTTCCTAATTAATGAGATTAATTTTCCAATAAGTTTCTTTGTTGCTTCTATATCTTCTAAGCTATCATGAGCTTTTAATTCAATCCCAAAGTGCTTGCACCAAGTTTCAAGTTTATTATTTTCTAAAACTGGTAAAATCTCAGCTATCTGTAATAATCTAATTGAGTACAAAGGATCTAACATAGAAGAATCTAAATAGCTAAATAAGAAATTATTTCCATGTCTTTGAAAAAATGTTTTCAATATGTCAACATCAAACCTTACGTTATATCCAGCAACAATAAATTTGTCTGTTCTATCATATTTATCTATATACTTATCAAGAATATTTATAAATTGTTTATAAACTTCTTTTTCTTCAACATATTTATCTGTTTTTAGGTCCTCTAATGTTCTTCCTTGAACTTCTAAAGCTTTTTCAGTTACTTCTGAATTTTCAAAAGGTTTTATGTAAAAATTAAATTTTTCTACATCTTTTTTATCAATTCTTATTATTCCTGAAAGTTGTATTAGTGCAGCTTTTTCTGGATTAACTCCACCTGTTTCTGTATCTATAAAAATTATCTTATTCATCTATCCTCCTTACTTTATATTTAAACTATTCTTTTCTACTATATTTGCACCTTGAACATTTTCTCCAGCTTCAATAGCTTTCTTAATTTCAGTTTTTGAGATTTTTTCTTTTGTTTCTATCTCAATAAACTTCTTATCTATTAAGCTTTCATCATAGATATTTACTGATTTTGATTTTCTTAAACTTAAATTTCCAAGTTCAGTTTCTATCTTAGTGATTCCCATCATTTCCATATTTCTAACTATGTATTCTTTTCTACTATTTATTTGATTAGAAATAGATTTTTTTAAAGCTTGAAGTCTTTTTATTTCTTCATCAACTCCATTTAACATTGCTTCAGAGTTTTTAAAAGATTTGATTATTCCTGCTCCTTTTGTTTGCAATTGTAATTTTAATTCTTGTTCTAAAATATCAATCACACCATCATCTTTAACTTCTCCAGTTTCTTCATCTATGCAACTTAAAAACAATTCATCTAAAGCTCTCATTTCACTTGTTATTTCATATAATTTCATTATTCTTCCTCCCATTCTAAATCATCATAAGCATATCTAACTGCTCTATCTATAATTTCTTGTCTTGATAAGCCACTTTCTTCAACCATTTCATCAACATATTCAAGAGTAGAATTTCTAACTCTTATAACTTCTGTAGTTCTTCCTGCAACTCTCTTTTCTCTTTTCTTTGGTAATGTAAACATACTCTAACTTCTCTCCTTATCTAATCATCGTTAAAGGCATAACGATATAGTCAACACTGTCTTTACTAAACTTAACAGCACAATTACTATTTTTTCCTGTTGCTAAATCAAACTTACTATTTTTAGTCCATTTGAACCACAAGTCTAAGTATTTACAGTCTAAATCAGTTACTAAACTTGTTCTATCATTCACTAGCTCCAATATTTCTAAAACTAACTTAGAATCCTCATTTGGATAAGCTTCAACAGTTACTCTTCCATTTTCAAACTTAAAGTATTTTTTGTAACGCTCTTGGCCAGCTAGAGTTTTTAACATCTTCCAGACTATATTTTCAGAAAAATTAATAGTTGGATATGCCTCAGAATAACTCTCATACTCTAAGTCTTCAACTACTTTAGATATATCAGGAACTTTTATATCCTTCATAGGTTCATACTCAGTTACTTCCATTTCTATTTGAACTGCGATTTTTCCATCTTTAAGTACAGCTATAGATGTTGCATTTTTTAGTTCTTCTAAAATGGGGAATATCAGAGGGGCATAAGTTCCAGATAAATCTTCATGAGTATCTTTAATAGATGCAAGTCTATATGTGTCAGTAAATCCAACATACTTTCCAGCAACTATCAGTCCTTTAAGTTCTCCAGACTTTGCAATACTTGCAAAATGATTTAAAATTTTTATATCATCTTTTCTTAAAACTAGAACTTGCTTTCCCGTATTTTTAGAATTGTATTCAGTTATATTCATTTCTTCTCTCTCCTTAATTCAGCTAACTTAATCTTAATTTTAGCTATGTTTAAACCAGTTTTTGTAAGTTCTGGAACAGAACTAATTAATCTACATTTGTTCAGCACTTTTAACTCTTCTCTTGTTACGCAAATTAAATTTTCTATGCTTAAATTGCTTCTATCACCATCAACAAAGATAATTACAGACCCTCTTGGAATCTTCTTTTTATGATGTTCTTCCCATACAATTCTATGTTTAAAAGCCCACCTTTTCCACATACCACCTTCATTAGAAATTTTTATGAGTGTATAACCTTCTGCATTAATTCTTTCACTTCCAATTGGTTTCCAATTCTTCGGCTTACTCCCTTTTTTGAAAGAAGTTTTGTTAGCTCCCGCATAACCTTTCTTTCCCTTATTCCAAGGGATAGAGCCTTTCTTAAACTGCCCTAGAGTTCCAGTGTGGATTTTCTTTCTACTAAGAAGACCTTTCATTGTTTCTACAGTTGTGTCTAAATTAAACTTATTGTTGAAAAGCTCCGTTATTTCTTTATATGTTTTCCCTGGAGTAACTTCTTTCAAAAATTCAATCATTTCATCAGTGTATTTTTTCATATTCTATCCCTCTAGCATTTTAGGTAGTTTAGCTGTTGCATCCAACATGTCGTCTTTAAACTTAGCTGCTTTAAGAGCTAACTCACCGTTACTAATAATTACAGTTGCGAGTTTTATCATAGTTTCGCTCCTACTAATTTCCTTCTCTAACTCTTCTTCTGAAATATTTTCTTTACTAAGTTTATCCATTTGTTCAAATAATTTTGAGTTTAGATCGCTTAATGTATTCATTCTTTTCTCTCCTTCCAATCCATTTCTTCAGCTTCTTTCTTTTCTTTATATAACTTAATTGCCATACCTTTTGCACTGTAATTTCTAAGTCCAAGAACTTTTTCACGACTTCTTTTTTTGTAAGCTGCATTTTGCTTTGATTTTTCTCTCCAGTATTGCTTCTCGCATACAGCACTACAGTATTTAACTCTTTTGTCTTTAAAATCAGTAACATAGACATGTATTCCACAATAAGCACAAACAAACTCACGTGGGCAGTCTACATTATCATAAAATTGATTAACTTTTATTCCCACACTTAATCACCTACATACATTCCATCTCTATAAGAAATTAAATTTGGCATTTGCACTGTTTTTTCAGGCGCTTTTAAATCTATGAAATTTAAAACTGTCGCATATCCTCTAGCCAATCTCACATCTATGATAAAATCATTTCCTTTTATAATTAATCCAGGATCTATAAGTTCTCTAGTTGGATCATAATTTATATTGGCTGCACACTTATAGAAGTTGTAAGTATCTATTCTATATTTGCCTTTAATAAAAACCTCTGTTACATCAGCATAACTTCTATTATTGTTTTGAAGTTCACTCAACACGAAATTGAGTAAATTAATAGTGATCATATTTCCTCCTTGAATTTTTAATGAATTCGAGATATAATTTAGGTGAAATATTACCTAAATATTTTCTCTTAAACATCTGTACAACTTTGGTCGGGAGTAGCAGATGTTTTTTCTTTTTTATAACTTTTCCCATTTAGAAAATTTAACCAATGTGCCTTTATTATTAAGTAAGCTCCTCTTTCATTTTCTTCATTTTTCTTTTTGTAGATACAGCCAGGAACCTCATTAGCACGAATTAGACAATAAACATCATCTTTATTTAATTCTCCACCTGATAGAGCTACTGCTTCATCTACTGTTATTTTGTAATTTGCCATTTTCCCTCCTTTAATTAACTCTTGTACATAATTGAGTAACTATGTCTTGACACTTATTTTCATAGAATGGATAATTGTAATATTTTTTATCCTTCATTTTAAATATTATGAATTTTAGCTTAAGATTTACTTTGATTTCTGTATCAATAGAAGGAATTACACCTTTAACATTGTCACTTTCTAATAATTCAACCCAACCAAAGAATTCATTTGTATCTTCGTCTATAAGAATACAAATTTTATGGTTTCTAAACGAGCTTTTTATATACCTATAATGATCATCTACTTCTACTTCTACCATTGAGAAATCCTCCCTTTTAAAATAAATCTCCAAAATCATATAACTCTATGTATTTGTTGTATAACCTCCATATTAAACTGATTAACCATTTTATTTTGTATCTAACTACATTTTTAAAAGATATTCTTGCAAAAGTTTTAGTTTCATTGATTTTCATTATTAGCCTCCATTTTTTGATATGCTTCCATTACTACTACTACATTTTTTAATTTTGCAGTAGCAGGAAACGGTATTATTTTTATCAATCTTAAAAATTCATTTCTATGTATTCCCATCATTTCCCTCCTTTTCCTTTTATCCTCTACTTGTGATATAATTTAAGAAAATTATTGTGAGGTGTTTGTTATGTTGTCTAATTTCCTTATTTTATTTTTATGTATTTTCTTTTATACCCTTTTAAAAAATTGTTATTGTTTTTATAGAGTTAATAAAATACATTCATATTTTTTAACAGTAATGACAGACAAGCCAAATAAATTAGCTTTTGAAACTAAAGATGAAATTCTTAAATTATTTAAAGATGCTGGTGTAGAAGATAGTCTCATCCCTATAACTCAACCTATGGGTTATGGACGGTTAGCCCAATTTAACGCTTCTGCATTTAAAGCATATCCTTCTCCTTTAAATATTTTCGTTGGAGTAGAACTAAAGATGTTTGACTATGCTTTAGGGGTTTATAAAAATAGAATAAAAAGATGTTTTAGTCCATTTCATTGGATAGATATGGTCATTTTTTTACCTAGAACTATTTTCCAATATCTAGGTTTAAAAACAGATTCTATTTTTATAAGGCTTTCCAACTTAATTTACTGGTTATTTGGGATCTTTTTTGGACTTTTCCAAAGTGAATTCAAGACTTTCATCCTCAGCCACCTTCCAAAGAATTTTCTTAATTTCCATTAATTCTTTGGATATGCTTATTTGTATTGTTATTAATATGCTATAACTTATTATTAAAACTATTAATATTGTTCCACCCATTCGATCACTCCTTTCTTTTTGTTGATTTTTCTTTAATAAAAAGATAAATGGAACGAATTTTAGAGGTTTCTTTCTTGTTCTTAGTTTAATACTCTTTATAGTTGTTGCTCTAGGTCCTAAAAGTGTATTTCCAACAGTAAATGGTGGTAAGGGTTGGATTCGTTTAGGTTCACTGAGTTTACAGATACCTGAACTCTTAAAAGTTCCTTTTGTTATTGCTATAGCTGGTATATTTGCAAGGGGAAAAAATACTAAAGAAAAAATTTCTTATCAAAAGAATTTTTGGACAGCTTTTATCTACACTAGTGCTTTTGCAGTCTTCATTACTTTTGCTTTAAAGGATATGGGAACTGCTATACACTATGTTTTAATAGCAGGTTTTATGTTATTTTTATCAGATATTCCAAATAAAGTTCTATATCCTATTTTCTTTGGAGGACTGGCAGCTACACCTGCATTTCTTTCTTTCTTATCTAAGGTTTTAACGGGTTATAAGCAACATAGAATTAAGGTATATTTAGAGGGTATTCTTCATAATAACTATGATATAGTTGATGCCTATCAAATTTATCAATCACTTATTGCCTTTGGAACAGGTGGTATATTTGGAAAAGGTATAGGAAATGGAGTTAAAAAATACAACTATATTCCTG